CGCTCCTGGCCCACTCCATAGACCGTGTGGAGGATGCCTACGCGGATGTCCACGGGTGCGCGTTCTGCCAGCCGCAGCAGCATCAACTTGCCGCGCCCATACATCTGGTCAGGCTGGCCAGTCTCGGCCTGCTCCTCGCGCAACAGGGGAGCGCGACCTGGCTCCATCTGGATCTCTGTCGGATAGATGCAGGCACTAGCAGCGACAAAACCCCGGTATACCTGCGCGTCAGCCATGGCCTCCAGCACGTTCATATCTATCCGGCTGTTGGCGATATATGGCCAGAAGTCGTGCGCGTGGAAGTAGCCGACGCCACCCATATCGGCAGCGAAGTGGTACACAACCTGGATGCCGGACAGATCTGGCTTGGCTTCCTGCAAGCAGACAACCTGCGTGCCGTGCGCCTTGCTCCAGGCTGCGCGGCGGGTCAGTTCCCGTGGTTCCTTGCGGTCAATCGCCAGGACGTTGTGGCCCTGCTCGGCCAGGTAGCGCACCATGTTGGAGCCGATAAACCCGCTGGCTCCCGTGACTGCTACGTCCACAGGTGACTCCTGCTCCGATACAGCGCCTCATCGCCGTGGACCGTGTTGGCACCCTTCTGGTAGGTCGGGTCCATCGGTGCTAGACCCCATGCCCAATGAATGTGCTCCACGTGAGACCCCAGGCATGGAGTCCATTGGCCGCGATGCTTGGCGGTGGCGACCGCTTCGGTGTCCGTGTAGTTGTGGATGTAGCCCTCATGCAGTAGCGGGAACTGCCCGTCAATCGTGCCCAGTTCGCAATACTCCCTTGTCACCAGGAAGTGTGTGGCGTGGTCACCGTTCAGGACGGCAGGGTTGTGCAGGTCATTAGTCCCGACCAGGCCGAAGTCCTGCGCCCGTTCCAGCAGCGGCTCCAGCCAGCCGTCATGGAAGTGCAAGTCGTCAGCGCCGATGAACAGGTGCGGGTGCGTCGTGTGCTCGACTGCCGTGTTGATCGCTCCCGCGTAGGACGCGGCTCGTTCGTTGATGACGTAGGAACGCTGCGCATCCTTGATTGCCTGGATGGTGTCGGCGTCATGCGCCTCGACGATGAACAGCGGGTCAATGGCATCACGGGGGGCGCTTGGCTCTAGGTCGTCAATGACGCGCTGGATGTTTCCAGGTCTGCCGAGCGTGGGAATGAGAACGGCAATCACGACAGGACTGCCTTCCACCACGTGTCTGCCGCGTTGCTCACCAGGCTTGCCAGGTGCTCAGGGTCATCCCAGCCGGGGACGCTCGTCACGCCCACGTTGTCATTGGTGATGCACTCACAGCCCGACAGCACCGCCTCAATGGTGGCGCGGCTCTCAGACTCAAAGCCGACCGGCAGATGGATAAACCAGCGCGCCATGGCCAGGGTCGCCAGGACGTCATGCCGGGGGACGTTGCTCAACTGCCGCAGCGCCATGCCGTGCTGCGCCGCGTACATGGCCGCCTTGCGTGGTCCCTTGAGTTCATGCTGACGGTTGGCCCACACCGCGAAGTCCTGCTTGGTCTCCTGCCAGCACTCGGCGGGGTCCATGGGGGACAGCACCAGGCAGGCATCCCGTGGCGTCACCCATTCGCGCTCCCGCTCTAGGTGCGCCGGTGTGTGCAGGATCAGCACCCGAGCCGCCTCAAGCAGGTGACCGCGTGCGGCGCTGCGCGTCTGAAGGTGATGCAGGAACACAGGCGGCTTGCGCTCGGCGAGTGCATACATGGCTTCATCAGTCAGCAGGTCCGTGCCGGTGACCACGATCTCCTCGGCGTCAAGCGCCTGCTCCCAGGAGTCAGGTCCTAGCAGTTGGATCTCAACGCCATCCGGTGCGGCCTCGATCAGCGCCGCGTCAGTCATCTCGGCACCACCGACGAAGCGACCCGGCAGGTGCGCAGGGTGATCGCTGTCAATCTCGCGCGGCAGGTGATGGGTCACCCATGCGAGTTTCATCCGGCGACCGTTGCCAGGTAGGGCCGCCAGTATTCGTCCCACACCTTGTCGGCGTCGTAGTCCATGGCGTGCGCCCGCGCCTTATCGGAGCGAACTCGACCACGCGCGTACGCCTGCTCTAGGCAGTCCACGATGCTGGGGACATTCGGAGTGTTGAACCACGCGAACTGCGCGCCGTCCCAGAACGGTTGTCCCTCGGTCAGCCAGCCATCGCCGAGCAGCTCTGGCTGTGCGCTGAAGTTGTTAGCCACCGCGACGCATCCAGCCATCTGTGCCTCAACGAGCGTCAGACCGAAGCCCTCGCCTAGTGTGGGAGCCAGCAGCACGTCAATGCCGTTGTAGATGGCGCCCATGGCTTCATTGGGGATGCCGTTGTGGTAGGCGTGCTGGTTGACCACCTTGTAGTGGCGGCCTTCCTCCAGGCCGCACGCCTTCAGCAGTAGGTCAAGGATCAGACCGTTATGGCGTCCGTAGCGCTCCGTGTGCAGATACAGGCGCACGTCCGGCTTGTCCTGCGCAAAGATGCTGAAAGCCAGGATGTTCTCGGCCCACGCCTTGCGATGGATACTCCCGCCGCCCGCTGCCTTATTCGCGTTGATGCAGCCGACCACAAACACGTCGTCGTCCCAGCCGATCATCTCGCGGCCTGTGCGTCCCTCATAGGTTGCGCCTGGGTAGTAGAGCGATGACTCCACGGCCATGGGGATGTAGAGCGACTCAACGCCTGCGCGCTCAATCTGTTCTTGGCCGAACTTGGTCACAGCGATTGGCGTGACGTTCGGACGCTGCAACGTGCCAAGGACATTCGGCGGCACCGGCAGGTGGTCCACCATGGTCCAGACCGCGGTGGGGATCTCGCCCCACATCTTCTCGTCCATTGTCCATGCGTCAAACAGACAGATCGCAACAGCGGGACCAGGGTGCTGCTGAGTCCACATCTTCCAGTTAGGTAGCACCGTGTCATTGCTGTACGGGTCAACGCCCATCGGATAGACGGGGATACCGTCGTAGTCCGTGGTCGTGCCATAGATCCCGTAGTTGCAGTTGATGGCGACGTGGTGACCGTCGCGCTGCATACGCTCCACGGCTTGCTTGGTTTGTGTCCCGTACCCAGTCCCGGTCCATGGTGCGTTGCTGTGCCAGAGGACGGTGACCGGCTTAGTCTCTTGGCGGTTTGCGCGCCGACGTGCTGCACGATCCATCGCAGGTTCCTTAGTTCGCAGGTATTCGCAGGGAGACCCGAGGGCGCTAGTCCTGCGCCCTAACGCCCTCGGGGGTAGGTGGGGGAGGGACCGAGGGTTACCCGGCCCCTCCCGCTTGTTCCTGGTTAGGCGGTGCCGCCGCGGAAGAACTTCACGGCGTCGGTACGTCCACCACCGAGGTCGCCACCGACGCGGATACGCGCCTTGAAAGCAACCTGGTCGGAGGTGAAGTACGCCTCATCCGAACGGACGATCTCAACTCCGCCGACCACGCGAGTGTGGTAGGCGCGGAGATCACCGAACAGGATGGACTTGCCCGTGATCGTCGAGGACGCTGCTGCCGTGCCGATGGCGGGGCAGAACGGGTTCTCGTAAACCGGGTAGGCGAGGAGACGTCCCACAACGCCAGCATCGGCGTAGGGGTTGAACAGGTACGCGCCCTGGTTGTCCTTGAGTGCGCGAACCGTGCCGAGTGTGCTGCGGCTCATCATGAAGCCCGCACCCGGCTGTGCAGCGTAGACGCTGTCCACCGCGTGCATCAGGGTGATGAGGTTGTCGGCAGTCGGAGCGCCAGAGACGCCCGTCCCGCCCGTGACCGCAGCGACGGTGCCGAGAGACACCACGATGCCGTTGGGCTGAACGGTGCCGGTCCCGACAGTCAGCAGCGAGCCAACAGCCGTACCGAGCGCGAGACCCATCTGGCGACCGAGGAAGCCAACGAGGTCAATGCCGCTGTCCTGAAGCAGCTCATTGGACACGAGGGTCAGCGTGCCGACCTTGTGCGCCCGCAGAGTGATGTTGGTGAACGTCGGGTCAGACTCAGCGTAGATCGCACCCTCAGCGGTTGCGGTCCCGTTCTGGCGTGCAGTCTGCACCGGCACCTTGATGTCCTCGCCACTCGTGGTGTTGAGAACTGTCACAACCGACGCATCGAGCATCGGGCTCAACGTGGCCAACTGCTCCTGGATGATGTCGTAGAAACCCTGGGGCACGGTCTCCGGCCCCTTGGTGGCGGTTGCACCCGACAGCGCGCGACGCTCAAAGGTTGCGGTCCGACGCTCGCCACGAGCCAACTGACGGATGATGTCGGCGTCCGACAACTCCGCAGCGGCGGTGCGAACCTCGGCGCGCAACTCCGGCGCTGAAGCGAACTGCTCGGCGATACGCGCGTCACGCTGCTCGGCAGCGCGCACGGTGTTGATGTGGTCCTGGCGCTCGTCCATGCGGCCATTCAGCGCGTCCCACGCGGTGCGCTCCTCAACAGAGAGGTCGCGCTTCTCCTGCTCGGCGCGGTCAAGGTATGACCGTGCGTCGTGCAGGTCTTTCTTCTGAGCCTCAAGAAGGCTTTCGAGGTAAGACATGTGTGTCCTTAGTGCTAGTAGGTATGCAGGATGAATGTCCGGCGGAACGCTCAGGACGTCACATCGGCGGATCGCTCAGATGTGTGGTGGAGGTGTCGGGAGTCGAACCCGAGTTCGCAGCGCTCCGACTTGCGGGTGTGCGCTGCGGCTTACCAATCACCCCCGAGGGCTAGAGCCCTAGAGCCTTCTCAGCGAGTGCGAGTTTCGCGGCGAGGATCGCAGTCGGCACGGCAGGGTCTGGCGCGGGTGCAACCTTGTCGACCACGCTACGCAGCAGGTGTGCCTGGTCCTCGGTCAGTTCACCAGCCTGCAACGCAGTCATGGCGTCGCTCAACTCGTCCACGTCCGTGGCCGTGCGAGTTGCAAGGGTCTGCAACTTGCGCACGCTGGCGGTGGTTTGCGGGTATGCAGGCACGCCTGTCACCACCGAAACCTCGTGCAACTTGGCGGCCATCAGCGTGCGCTCGGTGCCGTCGTCGCTCCACTTGTCCTTGAGGGTGGAGAAACCGAAGGACATCCCGGTGATGTCGCCACGCGTTACTAGGGTCCTGATATCGCGGCCAGCGGTTGTGTCTGGCAGGTCGATCTCCACGTAGCCGCCCTCGCTGCGATCCTCAATGCGCAGAGTCTTGGCGCGGGTGCTACCCAGCAGAAGCTCGTCATTGTGGTTGACGTAGGCGCGAATGTCCACGCGGGACTTCAGCGACCGGGTAAAGGTTCCAGGTGCGATGCGCTCGGTGAAGCCGTGACCCAGCGGCAGGCTCGGAACGTCATATTTCCAGGCGTACCCGCCGAATGTCATGCCGTCGCCAGTCTCGGCTTGGCGCATCTCGGTGATCTCGGCACCGAAGGTGCGGAACTCAACCTTGCTCATGTCTGTGGCCCTTTCATCAGCCTGCCATGCGTTGCAATAGTGATCGCCACGCACATAGTCGTCCCAGCGTTCGCACCAGGCTTTGTCGCCCTGCACCATCGCCTCGTTGTAGAAACGGCAGTTGCCGCACGCGCGCCCCTCAGGGACGTCTGGTGACAGC